ATCAGTCCTAAGCAGCATGCTTTTGACGCTCTCAGGGGGGCTCATAGGGCTATTAGCAGGTAATGGTCTCAAGGACAAACCGAAAGACCCACCAGCATGATCAGTCAAGCATTCACCATCACCACCACCAGGCAGCAAATCATCGCACCAGCGCCATCGTCACGCTGGATCTACATCCACATGACCGGTAACGCAATCGTGTACCTGGGCGGCGATGATGTCACCACCACCAACGGTATGCCCACCGAAAAAGGCGCTGTGCCTTTCGAGATGTTCCTGCCATCAAACGAGACGCTATGGGCAGTCTGCGCCACCACCCAAAACCTGCGCCTTATGCGCCCATCGGCTGACGGTAACTGATGCCACGCAAATACCCCTATTACCCAGCATGGGATGGGAAGCGAGAGCAACCCATCACCACCAAACTGGTGGAGCTGTGCGGCAAGCGTTACAAGACTAAGAACTTGGGCACCTATGTGGTACGCCCAATGCGAGGCAAGACAGACCTATCAGTCCACGCCACCGGATACGCAGCAGACCTGGGCGCAGATCTAAAAACCCTGCAGCAAATGTGGGATTTTTTTGTGACCAATTCCCTAGCTCTAAAAGTGGCTGAGGTTCACTTTTACAAGGCACCAGGCACCACGCATGGTTTGGGGTACCGCTGTTCTCGTGGTGAGGGTCAAAAGGGCGTGAAGCGTTGGACAGCCACAGATAACGGTGGCTCAGGCGGTTTGTGGCTGCACATAGAGCTGGAAGAGCAAGACCCAGTACACTGGGAAGCAGAATTCCGTAGGTTAAAGCCTGCCTGATCTGCGTGGCTTGAGGCTTGGACATCCTCGCTGCGCATGGCACCCCTGGGGAGTTCCCCTTTTTCACCCTGGGGGTGCCACCATCGAGGTGCTTGCCTAAACCGTTTGCGTTTTGTATGCTGATTTCTGCCCAGCCAAGTGGGTCAAAATAAAGGGGTACTCAAATGAGAGAACTAGTCATCATTCCATGTGGGGCTGCAAAGCTTGACCACGCAGCACCAGCCGCAGAGCTCTACACGGGTTCAATGTTTGCTGACGCATTACGCACAGCACGCAGCATGACCGCCGATGAAAACATCCGCATCCTCAGCGCAAAGCATGGGCTCGTGCGTTTGGATCATGTCATCGAGCCATACGAAATGAAGATGAGCAACAAAGACAGCGTGACAGGGTTCCGCATCGTGATGCAGCTGGTTGGTTTGCAGTTTGACGGCACCATCCACGCTTTGCTCCCGAAGCTGTACCTGTCGAAAGTCACCAGCGCCGCTGCCGCTGTAGATGTAAAAGTCATTAACCACTACAAAGGCTGTGCAGGCATCGGGTTTCAGAAAGCACGCCTTAAGCAGCTGCGTGAAAACAAGGTAAGAGTATGAGCGCCACTGCTGCATTTTTCTCAGGCATCGTTTGGGGATGCGTGCTCACTATCGGCATGAGCGCACTATGGAAAGCGCTTGACAACGCAGAGAAAGAACGCCTACAGCGAGAAGCAGCTAAACGCCGCTACCGCCTGGAGCAAAGGATGAACGCCCGTGAAGATTCTCACCGCACTAATCGCCATGATTAGCCTTAACACACCCACCGCCACCGGTGACCCATTCACAGGGCGAGTGATGCCCGCAAGGTTTTACCATCGCCTAGCACAATGCGAAACAGGCAAACAATGGCAAGACCTAAAAACCCGCAAGCACTACACCAGTGGGTTCGGCATCGCTCGTGGCGTTTGGATGCGTTACAGCAACAGCTCAGGCGCTGACTCATACACCCCAGCACAGCAGGCGGTGGTCGTAGATCGCATAGCGTTTCTAGGCTTCACCGATGGCACAGGCAAACATTACGCTCCCGTAGGTTTGTGGGGCTGGGGCGTAGTCAAAAGCAACTGCATGGGGCTCCAAGGCTTCATCTGCAGATCTAAAAAGGAAATCGTGCAGAGCCAAAAACGGAACTGCAAATAGGAAAGAAAGAAAAAGGGCAAATGAAATACGAAGAAGCAATGGTGACAATTGCAGCGAGGATTCCAGCACGCCACGCTGAAATCATTCGGCAGCACTGTGGGAACCAATACCAGGGCATGAGCGATGGCATCCGCCTGGCAGTAGCCAAACTGGTTTCCGACCTGACCAGCGATGATTTGCGTGAGTGGATGGATCGCAATGAACAAAAGTGAGATACAAGGCATCACATTGATGTTTCTGCACATTTGGATGGATGCCTGTCATTGCGAGTGGTACGCCGAAAGAGGTCTGAAATGCTCTCGCTGTTTCACACTTAAAAGAGCTGCAGAATCAATGCCTGTTCTTTACGAGGCATTCACTAACACAATTAACCAAACAGAAAAAGGAATAAGTCATGGGATTTAATCTTGAAGAATACGAGCCCGTTGCGAGCAGAATTGCACGATTTTGGGCTGAGCACCCATGCGGGGCTATCCACACAGAACTGGTATTTGATGATGGTCACCGGTGCGTTATCAAAGCCACCGTTTACTTTGACAGCACAGCAGCGCCAGTGTCATCTGACTATGCAGAAGAAATTCAAACCGATCGTGGTGTGAATGCCACAAGCAGGCTAGAAAACTGCTCGACATCGGCGCAAGGGCGAGCGCTCGCAGCTGCTGGGTTCTTGCCCAGTGACTGGACTAAGAAACCATCTCGTGAGGAAATGCAAAAGGTTCAGCGACAAGGTGGTGATTTCCAGCCTGCACAGCGCACCAGCGGTGCAACCGTCATCACTGAGAACGGTGACCTAGCAAGCGACAAGCAACGCAACATGATCAAAGCGGTCTGCAAGTCCCTGGGCAAGACCCCACCGGTGGAGCTGCAATCGTTTACTAAGCGCCAGGCATCTGCCTACATTGACGATCTCAAGCGCATGGAAGCAGGCGAGGCACCAGCGCCACAGGAATACCCAGCAGAGGAACCATTTTGATGGATGACGGAACAGCACTAGATCACATCGCTGATTTGATGAGTGAGCGTGAAGCGCTCTTAAAAGAAATCCGCACACTCAAGGCAGACCTGTCTAAATGGTCACGCATCGGGCACATGGCATTTACCCACAATGAGGGTTGCTTGCCAGGCTGCAGGAGTGCGTGCATGTGTACCTGTGGCTATGAGCACTATGCCGCACAAGTAGCACAAGAGGCACGCAATGTCTGAGTTTTTAATGTTCTTGTCGCACAGTTTCCTGATGATGGTGCTGGGCGCATGGTTCGCAAAGAAGAACCTATGACAGACCGTGAACTACAGCTGCAAGCGCTTTTAGAGATTCGAGCTATTGAAATCAAAGTGCTCACAGAGGAGCGTGACCGCTTGCGGGGCTCACTGGCAACCTATGAAGCAGAGTTAGCGAGGGTAGAGCGTGAGCTTTCAGCTAAAAATATCTGAGGCAGAATTTCAACGCCAGGTGATAGACATCGCCATTTGGAATGGTTGGATCATTGACCACACGCCACCAATGCGGTCTGCTAAAGGCGCAATCTTCACCGGTGGGCTAACAGGCAAAACAGATCTAGTGCTGTTCTCGCTTAAGGGCAAAGGCATTATCTATGCAGAGCTAAAAAGCGAAACAGGCAAACTTTCACCAGCTCAGGCTGTGTTTAAAAATGTCATCATTGACAATGGCGGCGAGTATTACCTGTGGAAACCGTCAGACCTGCCCGCCATTATGGAAAGGCTCAGCCGATGACAGGCAAACCATTTAGCAGCGCCCAATTCGATGCTGATGATGACGCAAAGAACCAGGTAGGCAAATTCGTGGCGCAACATTGGGGGCTCACAAATGTGAGGGTGAACCCAAACCGTTACGGCATAGATCTACTAGCTGATGACGATGGCATCCCCACAGGTATTGAGGTAGAAGTCAAGCACAACTGGATTGGTGACCAATTCCCATTTGGCACTGTGCATTTCTCAGCTCGTAAAACAAAGTTTCTCGAAGAATGCCCACAGGTGTATTTCGCCATGATGAACCATGAGCGGACAGCCATGCTCGTGCTTGATGGGTCTCAGTTCACTGATGCCAAACTCGTGTGCAAACACACTAAACACACATTGAACGAATGGTTTCTGCAGATACCGCTGGCAAAGTTCAAGCTGTATCTCTTATAGTGACGCACCCCAGCGGTAGAACGCTGACAATTGAATACGCTCATGGGCTCGTACGGATTCGCACTGTGCAGCTGTAATACCTGGGGACAGGGGTAGAGCGCCCTGCCTGTGAGCTGGGGCGTGCGGAGTATGAACTCACAAACACGATGGTGGGAGTCCACAGATATTGAACATCCAACAGCCTCAGCTACTTGCTGGAAATGTGGGGGGCGATATCCGTACAGCCTTTGACATAACATGAAAGCAACCGCAGCGCAGCAAGGGCGCTAGGAGAAAACAACATGAGCAAGCGAACAGCAGACCCGACCTACAGACGCAACAGAGCCACCATCCTCAGAGACAACCCACCCTGCGCACTATGCGGGCAACCAGGTGCAGACACCGCAGACCACATCACCCCGTACTCCCTCGGTGGCTCACATGATCTCGACAACTTAAGACCAGCGCACGCCCGCTGCAACAGCATCGCCGGCGCAACCATGCAAGCAAAGCAAAACCGCATCAAATCAGAGGCACGCATCAAAGCAGTCGAATCAAACCGTTTTTTTACAGACAACCCCCTGCCCCCGCACACAGGCAAGCGTCTCTTTTTGGGCGAACAGCCCGAACTGGCTCAGACTGATTCGGATCAGGGCGAGGACATCGCTATCGGGCGGGTTCAGCCCCGACTGGAGACTGTGGTGGTTGGGGATGGTTCTTTTGCGCCCCTGGTGGTTGAGTGGGCTCGCAAATATATGCAGGTTGAGCTCATGCCTTGGCAGGTTCACGCTTTGACTGGTCAGCTCATGGCTTACAACGATGAAGATGGAAACCTAGATCCTTGGCGTTTGGTTCATCGTGAATCGCTTTGCTCCACAAGTCGCCAGTGTGGGAAAAGTATTGCTTTAACTGCGTGCCTTGGGTGGTGGCTGACTGAGATGTCGGTGCTTAGAGGTAAACCACAGAATGTGCTTTCGGTGGCTAACCGTTTGGATCGTGCAGAGGGTTTGTTTACACAGCTCGCTCCGATTCTTGTGGAGTATTTTGGCGGCAAGCAGTTAGCGGCGCTGGGGCGTAAAGAGGTTTCAGGTATTTGGGGGCGCTGGGAAATTAGAGCTGCTTCAAACAAACTTCACGGTGGTTCTTACGATCTCATTGTGGCAGACGAGATTTTCGACATTGACAGCGGCACGCTCGATGATGCGTTACGCCCCAGCCAAATCGCACGCAAGTCGCCGCTGTTATCGATGTGGTCTACCGCCGGTGACGAGTCCAGCCTGGCGATGATGCAAATCAGAACAATGTGCATTGCTTCTATTGACAAGCAAGAACCCAGCCTGACTTATTTTGCTGAGTGGTCTATGCCCCCAGGGGCAGACCCGAAAGATGAGCGATGGTGGCGCTGGGCTAACCCCGCACTGGGAACCACCATCACTATCGAGGCGCTCAGGGCTGTTTCTAAAAAAGACAGTTTTTTAAGAGCTCACCTAAATCAGTGGGTTGCAGCTCGTGGCGCATGGCTTGAAATGGGCGTGTGGGATCAGTTGAAAACCACCCTGCCAATGCCCGATGGTGGTGTGCTCGCTGTAGAGCAGTCACTAGACGAGGCTCGTTTTATAGGTCTTAGATCCGCCACTGCCGATGGGCGTACTCATGTTTGCACTGAGTTCATTGTGGATAACGAAACTGAGATGTGGTCTGAGGTTCAGCGTGTCATGGCTAATCAGAAAGTGCAGCTGGCAATTACGCCACCGCTGGAAATTCATTTACCGGTGAACCTGCAAAAGCGGTACTGCGTTGTCGGGTATGGCGAGCTAATGAAGTTCACCCCGACTGTGCGCACCATGATCAATGAGGGCAAGGTCGTGCACTATGACGAAAATCTGCTGAACGAGCAAGTATCCAGGGCGGTGATCGTAAAGGTCGCCACAGGTATCGTTCTCAGCAGTCAAAAAAGCCCAGGCGCTATCGAGCTCTGCAGGGCAATGGTCTGGGCGGTGGCACTGTCATCAAAGCCACAAATAACCGCAAAGCCCATGCTGGTTATCTCAAGATGATTACACTCTGCTAATAGGTGGCTGGCAACTTGTCGGGAGAGGTCAGCCGCCACTGATCTAGGAAAGCATAAATGGCGATTTTCAACAGAGTGAACAAAGCAGCAATTTCACCTGCACCTGATCCTCAGGTAAAAGCAGCAGCTGTGGGCGGTGGCTACTCGCCAAACAATGCAGGCGTGAACCTCATCGGGCAGTACTACACCTATCAAGAGGGTGAAGCTCGTAATCGTGCCATCCAGGTTGCCGCCATCAGTCGCAGCAGGGATCTTCATGCCAGTGTGATTTCAGCAATGCCGCTAAAGATGTACAAGGAAGTTTGGAACGAAACCGAACGAGAGATGGAGTGCATTGATTTAGCGCCTCGCTCATGGTTGCGCCGCCCTGATCCTGCCATCACTTACGAGACTCTCATGTCTTGGACACTCGATGATCTTTTCTTTTTTGGGCGTGCTTTTTGGTACATCACAAGCCGAACCCAAGATGGATACCCCGCATCCTTTACTCGTTTACCTGCCGCTTCAATTCAGACAACTGATCAAGTCGGTCCGGTGTGGTTTGCACCGTCTAACGAGGTTTATTTTATGGGCGGAATGCTCGACCCTCAAAATCTCGTACAGTTCATCGGTGCTTCACAAGGGGTCATTTATCAAAGTGACCAGGCAGTCGAAACAGCATTAAAGATTCAAGACTCACGCCTACGCAATGCCGCTTCAGCGATCCCATCGGGCATCCTTAGGCAGACTGGCGGCGAGCCTCTCAGCGCACAAGAACTCGCAGATCTAGCAGCTGCTTTCAACGCTGCACGAGCCACAAACCAAACCGCAGCGCTCAACGAGTTTCTGACTTACGAGCCCACCAGTGCAACACCCGACAAAATGCTGTTAATTGAGTCAGCAAATTACAGCGCTCTAGACCTGTCAAGAACATGCAACATCCCCCCGTATTTATTGGGTATTTCAACAGGTAGTTACGCCTACACAAACAGTCGTGAGTCACGCATCGACTTGTGGACATTCGGAACTAAGGCATATGCAGAAGTCATTGCATCCACGCTCAGCGCCGACAACATTCTCCCAAGAGGTACCTATGTCATGTTTGATACAGAGTCCTACATCGGTGAGGTAGAGGAAATGGGCATGATGCCCAACCAGCAAGAACCAGCAGAAAACACACAGGAAGAACTAGCTTCATGATTCGTTTCACATCAGATCAGATCACAGTGCGTGCAGCAGCTGATGACGGCACCGCCACCGGTGAGCGCCGCATCGATGCCATAGCAGTGCCTTATAACCAATTTGCAACAGTCAGCGATGGCACTGAGGTCATGTTTAAACCTGGGTCATTGCCTGAGGATGGGAAAAACCCTCGTGTTTTCATGTACCACGATTCCAAAATGGTCGTAGGCAGCGTGGTGGAGAGGGTCTCAACCGATGATGCCATGCTCGCATCCATGAAGATTTCCCGCACCGCCCTAGGCGATGAAGCCCTGATCCTTGCAGCAGATGGCGTTATGGATGTTTCCGTAGGCGTAAACATTCTTGAATACACAGAGGATAAGCAAGGCAGAATGATCGTGACTGCAGCCGAATGGCTTGAATTGTCATTAGTCCCCATCCCTGCGTTTGCTGGTGCTACTATCACCGATGTGGCAGCATCCGCTGAGACAAATCCCGACACACCCGACACACAAGAAGAAACCACCGAAACAGTCGAGGAGACACCAGTGGAAGCAACCCCAGCAGCTGAGGCAGTAGAAGCAGCAGCAGTTATCCCAACCGCCCCAATTCCTGCACAGCCAAAGCGTGAATTTCGCATGCCATCAGCTGGCGAATACCTCGCAGCTATGCACATCGGTGGCGACACATTTGCAAAGGTAAACGGCGCTTTCCGTGAAGCCGCAATGGCAAACCGCACAGTGTTGCAAGCAGCAGCTGGTGATCAAATCACCACCGATACGCCAGGTTTGTTGAATCAGATGGTGCTCGGACCATTGGTGCAGGATCTCAACTTCATTCGCCCTGTTGTTCAGGCAGTGGGCGCTCGTGCTTATCCTGACGGCGGAGCTCAGAAGACCTTCGTGAGACCCACCATTACTACCCACACAGATGCAGGGGTGCAAAGCTCAGAGCTTGCAGCGGTCACAGCTCGCACAATGGTCATTGCAGCAAACAGCATTAGCAAGACCACCATCGCTGGCAGCGTGTTTTTGTCGGTACAAGACATCGATTTCACGAGCCCCCCAGCAATGAATCAGATCCTCACAGACTTGATGGGCGAGGCAATGTACGCCTCGGACAACCTGTGCGCAGACGCATTGCTTACAGCAGCATCATCGTCGGGCACCTGGGATCTCACAGCAGCCGATCTTGTCAAGAGCATCTACGATGCAGCAGCTGATATCTCTAATGGTCGCAACTGGTTCCCAACTCACATGCTCGTGTCTCCCGATGTGTGGGCGCAGCTTGGATCCGCCGTAGATAGCACAGGTTCCCCATTGTTCCCATTCGTGGGCGGTGCTCTCAGCGGCATGAACCGTTTGGGCTCGCAGAACGCAGTGAGCTGGAACGGCAACCCATTGGGTCTTGAGCTTGTCGTAGACAGCAACTTTGCTGCTAAGACCATGATCATCACACGCCTTAACACCGGCAACGGCGATGCATTCGAGTATTACGAATCCCAGCGTGGGATCATGAGCGTTGAGGTACCTTCCAAGCTCGGCAGGGAGTTCAGCTACCACCTCTATGCGTCCACGTTCGCTGCCATCCCTGGCATGATCCGCAAGATCGTTCAGGCTTAATCAGCAAAGGAGACTGACTCTCATGTCGGTCTATACAGTCACATTTCGTCAGCGCTTGGATGATTACGCAGTCATCCAAACGCTGGTGGAAACTGACATCTCCCCAGGTCAATCTTTTACCCTTGCCGGACTCGGCGCAGGCTGGACAGGCACCTATGTGGCTTACGCCTGCCCGCAGTACCTCTACACAGGTACAGACACAGAGGGAAATCTTCACTTTGACCCTGAGACACCAGTGCCTAATCAGGTGCTGTTTTACAGTGTGGGCGATGACCTAGATCGGGTCACTACAAACTCCACAGGCACCCTGACATTCAACCCCACCTGCACATGGATTACCGCAAGTCAAATTGAGGACTATCTCGGATTAGAGCTCACCGGTGTAGACGATGCAGCCTTTCTTGTGCAATGCGCTGCAGCGGCAAACGCTTTTGCATTTAGGCGCAGGGTCGAATCGGGTTATCTGCAGGAATCGCTCAGCACATCACCTAGCGCTGATGTCACGCTGGGCACAATCATGGTTGGGGCTGCGTATTTCAGGCAGCGTGGCAGTTACAACTCCATCGCATCATTTGATGGCATGGGCATCGCAGCATCAAACGGAATTACCCCGATGGTTTTGCAGCTGCTGGGCATTAACCGCCCACAGGTGGCGTGATGCCGTACACCGATCTGTTTAACGAAACCATCGATGACATTGCAGCGAGTTTGTCCACCATCACTGGTTTGCGAGTAGTCACAGACCCCCGCAACATTAACCCGCCTTGCGTTTTTCTTGATGCGCCATCCTTTGCCGCCTATAACGCAAACATCGCTGATATGACCTTTCCGATTCGTGTAGTCGGAACTGGTTACCCAAACCTTGATGCACTGCGTCAAGTGCTCGCTATTTGCGCTTCATTACTTACCAAAAATGTTGCAGTCACAGAGGGCAGACCCGTTAGTCTTTCCATCGGCGGTCAAGAGTTGCCCGCTTACGATTTAACTATCCGAATTAAGGCACAGGCATCATGAGCAAATACATCGTTATCTCTGAGCTGGTTGGTGAACCAGGCACAGAGTTCATCCCTGACGAGGGCATCAATGTGGAAGCGCTCATTGAGGGTGGCTTTATCAAGTCCGACAGCAAAACCAAAACCGCAAAGACAGAGGAATAACTCATGGCTACATCTACCTACCTTTCCAACCCAGTCGTGACAGTAAACTCTGTCGCTTTGACCGGATTTGCCACATCAGCGGTGCTCACTCGCACCATCACTAGCGCCGATGTGACTAGCTTCGGAGAAACGGCACGCACCTACGGCGCAACGCTTGAGGATTCCGAATTGACCGTGACCCTGTATCTCACCTACGGCGCATCAGAAGTTTTTGCAACTCTCAAGAGCCTTGTGGGAACCCGCACCACAGTTTCTGTGCAGCCACTTTCGTCACCTAGCGCAAGTGCCCCCCGCATGACTTTGACAGGCAGCTACTTGGAATCACTCCCAACACTGAATGCGGCGCTGGGCGAGATTTCGAGCATTGACATCACCTTTAAGGGTGGTGTCTACTCTGAGGCAACTTCCTAAAACATCCAATAAAAAGGGGAACAAATGAAACTAACACTCAA